ACGGCGCCAGTTCGACCGTTCAGCCATCGTCATTACGAGTACTCGTTTGCATTAAAACTTAATACAAACAAGAAATGTCAAGGCTGGCGGTTGAACCGACGAAGTCGTTCCATAGATTGGATTCAATCGCGAGGCATCAAAAGAGTATCCATAGCCTTGAGCTCCCTCTGAGAAGTTAACTTTCCCAGGAAACGGATGGTCATCCACAAAGGCCCCTGTCGTTTCAACACCCCAAGACAAATCACTGTTGTTTTGCTGTGCATTGAATGACCCAGTTATGTTGGGCCCAACATAACTGGTGAAACCGGCGGTTTGGTTGGCTACAACGAACTAGCGTCTGGCTGTTTTAAGAGAACTAATACAGGCACGGCAACTTTGCCGCCTGGCAACCTTGTAACACACGCTGATTTGAACTTCAGCGCACAACTGTCTAATCCCATATATAACGGAGGAACGACTGTTCAGCCTTCATCTTTGCAGTCATTGGCTTGTATCAAAGTCTAGATTTTTATACAAGCTATCAAGGCTACGGAAGGCGGCTGCACTGTCGAGCTACCGCCATAAACTTTACTTACGAGTGATGCATCGAATCCGATACTGGCACTTCCATGCCCGCCTCCGGTTTCTGTATCGCCGAAAGTTCCTATTTTGTAGAACGCTCCATCTAATTGCACCAATTCGGTCGTAGGAAATTCATCTCCCTGGGCTGTTCCAGTTATGTTGGGTAACCCAGCTTCGAGGTACTGTCCGACCTTCGCGGTGTCAGTTGTTCCTTCAATGAATCGATCGTCCAAATTCGGAAGCGTAAAGGTAGTCTTTCCGTCTCCTGCGCCGAACTTTGTTCCGATTGCCGCAAAAAGCGCAGCGTACTCGGTACGCGAAACGTTGCTCCCATTACAAAGAAGCCATCCCGTTGGGATGGCTGTCGTTGCGAAGAAGCAGATTGCACCGGTTGGAACTGAACTCGAACTTTTCGTGTTCAAATACTCTAGGACGGCCTTTACCGTCGGGTTGGCCGTAATCTCTTTGGCTTGTGCCATAGGATCGTCTCCATATTAAGAAACTGTGATGTTGTTTTCGGTCGCAAATTCGGTGAAGGCCTGAACGACCCCAGGGTCATTGGCCAAGATCGCCTGCTTTGTTGCTGAAGGAGTCATCATCTTTGTGTTGTCGGTTCCGGCCTGTGCCTCTTCTTGAGAAGCCACGGTGGTCCTTGCATCAACGTATTGCTTCGTTGCCGCTCCCAGAGCTTCAGCCGGGTCTCCGTGAAGTAGGAGACCTCCGGTCATGGTGCCGCCGGCAAGCGGCAGCCTTGCGCTGATCTGCGTCTTGAGCCAGTTCAGCGTCTTCAAAATTTCTGCATTCGCGCTCATGAGATTTCGTTCTCCGAGTTGAATTGCGCAAAGGCGTCAAGAACACCCTGCGCTTTGTCATTGACCCCGCTCACTTCGGTCTTTGTCGAGTAGGTTTCTTGAACCGTGGTTGACAAGGCTGTGATCGCGCTTGTCACGAACTGCACCATCAAGTCTTTGAAGTGAGAGAGGCCAACTAAGTCGAGAAACTTGTTGGCCATCTCAACCCCCTAGGATTAGGCTGCGAAGAGTTCGTCAATTTCCGAGGTGGAAATTCCTTCAAAGACAACCATGGGAGCCATCGGGTCCCACGATTTGCCGTTCCAAACAACGTTCATGCCGGCATCGATGCCGTGTTCCGCGTCCGCCTGTTCGACGTTGTACATGTCGCCGTTCTTCACGCTTTCTGTCGGGAGAGCGGCATAGTTTTCGACCGAGCCCTTGTAGATGACAGCAGACGTAATGTCCGTCTTAAGCGCATAGCCAGACAGATCAATGTTCACGCCCTTGGAGTTCACCGGAAGAGCGGAACCGTTAAGGCTGACGCTTTCGATCACGTTGACCTGAGCACCAGCTGCCACACCCGACAACTTGGTGAAATCGGCGGAACTCATCAGACCGTTTGCTGATGCATTTGCGAGCTCGTAGGTAGTGTCCTGAGCTGGAATTCCAAGGTCAGTAATGTCGGTCTTGGTCACTGCGGTGCCGACAGTCACATGTCCACTAGCATCCGTGGTGATCTTGTAGAGATTGCTGGGAAGTGCGCCGGCCGTGGAAGTCGGGTGCTGATAAACGGGCGACTCAACGCCGTCGATCTTGATGTTCCCGTTGATTTCAGAGTCTTCGACTCGATTTGCAGCGGTGGAAATTCCTTCCAACTTAGTAAAGTCGGACGAGCTCATCAGACCGTCCTGAGATCCGGTTGCCAGACCGATTTGCTGCTTAGGGATCGTGACAGTGCCGAGCGTGGCACCGGAAATGGATTTGAGAGTTACGACCTGACCGTCAATCGAAATACCACCCCCCGCGACTTCTTTCAACTTGCTGTCGTAGTAGGTCAGGCCGGTCATGTCAAGAAACTTATTCGGCATCGTTTATGCTCCAAAAAGATTGTCGATTTGTGATTGATCAATCACGTCACTTTCCGAGAAAGAGCCTGGTTCGCCCTTCTCTCCCTTATCCCCTCTGGGGATTCCAAAAAGAAAAGAGGGCTCTTCGTCAGAACCCTCTCTCGTCACAGTTGCTTCAGATCCTTCCGGAAGAGTTTTGGCATCGACCGAGATTGATGGCGTTTTTCCATCCTTCCCTGTGTCTCCCTTTCCTCCTTGAATTCCCGGAATTTGAACCTGAACAACTTGAAAACCATCACAACATTTCAAGCACGTCAAATCGTCACCCCCTGTCGCACCTTGATGCTTCCCTCGATTGCACGGAAGACATAACCGGAATCGTTCTCCATCACGATGTCGTAAAGAAGCTTCGCGGCCGGGTAGCCTGCCGTTATCTCGTTCGGAAAACGAGCGAGAATCGATCCTCTTTCACTGTCAAATTGAAGACGGCCGTTATCCGTGCTCAGTTCATCCAGAACTCGGCCATAAGCATTGTTTTTGACCTGCATCCTTGCGGAGTAGCCGGAGAAATCAACAGCTTTTCCCACTCCGTCAACACAAATGAACATGCAGGCAAAGTCCGTTCCCTTATTCAGAACCAGATCAATCTGTTGCATCAGTTCACCCCGTTTTCCTGATTGAACTGCGAGAAGGTGTCAAACACGCTTTGCATGTCAGAAGCCAAGGCATATGTTTCCTGTGCCTCTGATTTGGTCAGATACGGAGTCAGGTCGATCGTTTCTGAAAGCTTGTCCCAGACCTCTCCAGTCCAGGCGTAGTTCGATCCATCGCTTTCGACGTTCCAGACATCACCGGTCGTAACATCTTCAGTCGGCAAATCTTCATAGGTTGCAACCGAACCTTTAAATCGATAGACGCTCGCAACCTTTGCGTCTACTTCAGCCTTTGTGTAGGTATCCGAAGCATCGGCGGCACCGATGTTTGTGCGTGCCACCGACTTCTGAGAAGTGTTGAGCTGCTGAGAGCTGTCGTAGCGAACGACACCGTTTGCGAGTGCTGCGGCATTGGCTGCTGCTGATGCGGCTTGACTTTGAGCCAGAAGAGAATTTGCTTCTGCTCGAGTAGCAGACTCTTGCGCCGAAGTTGCGGCCTGCCGTGCCGTGTAAGCATCCTCTCGAGCTGACTCGGCCGATGTCTGTGCCGTCTGTGCGCGACTGGCTGCGTCTTGTGCTGACGTGTTTGCGGTCTGCGCCGCCTGTCGTGCGGTTTCGGCTTCAGTGGCGGCCGCTTCGGCATCAAGCTTTGCGGCATTCGCTGACTCTTTCGCCGCGCGAGCCTCCGATACTGCTGTTCCCGCTTGAGTTTGTGCGGAATTTGCTGTCTCAATGGCTTGCCAGGACTGCGTCAATGCATTGTTTGCCGTGCTTAGAGCCGTCTGAGACGCACTCAAAGCCTGCTCTGCTTTTCGCTTGGTTTCTTCAGAGATCCCGCTGTAGTCGGTAATTTTTCCGCCAAGGTCATTGATGGCGTCTTCGGTCTGCTGAATGAAGGAAGCACCAGACAATGCCCCCGTCGGCGATTTTGCGTACTGAAACTTTGTTTTCTCGGCCATTTTTCATCACACCTCGTGTTCAGTTGCAAAATCAGAAAATGCTTTCTCAATGCCTCGAGCCACGTTTTCAGTTGTCTGCAATTCAACGTTCCCTGAAAGATCGGTATTGACGGTTCCCGTCACATCCCCAACCAAGGAGATCGAAATGGAAACCTCAAGCTTTGATGCACTGGCCGCCGTTTCGTTTTTGCCCAAAGCGCCGATGTTCGTGCGCGCCTGCTGCTGTTGACCTGTCTGAAGGGCTTGCTGAACATAAAGAACGACTGAACCGCTGTCTGCCCACGTCTCGGCATCCGTACCGGGCACGACACTCGCGCTGGAAGGTCCGTTTTCTTTGAGGCACTTGTACTTGATGCCTAAGTAGAGAACCTCGTTTCCAACCTCGTAATCAAGTGAGGATGAGTACTGCATCAAGCCGCCCTGCTGGTACCACAGCAAAAGCTGAGACAGCAGATAAAAAGCTCCGTTGAAATCTTCTCGTTTCGGCGGCATGCCACCTTCACCGATAGGCTGGCTTGTCTCTAATCGCCATCCTTCAGCTTGAGAAAATCGACCTGTCCCTGCCTGCTGTGAAGTCGCCGGCGGAATCGTCTTGTCGCCTCTTTCCGCGAGCGCGGTAGTCAAAAGATGTTGAGGATATTTAGTAGCCATTGCGAAAATTCCGCCTATGAAAAAACCCGCTCGAGGCGGGTTCTGTTTTCTGGGTCCGTGTTTGTTTGGTCAGGCATTCATCGGGAACTCTTGACCCGGATTGAAAACACCCTGGTCAAAAGGCTGAAGATCCGAGCCTGCAAAGCCAAAGATCGCATCGTCCGGGTAGATCACCAAGAAGTTGGTCATCACACCCATAGGTCGGTTCAGAAGGCCATAGGCTCGCAAAATCGTGATTTGCAAGTCGCTCATTGAGCCGACCACAACGATTGATCGGATACTCATGTTCTGGTAGTCCACGATGAAGACTTGCTGATCCGTCAGCTGCGACAGCAACCGGTTCATGGTGGCAGCACTCGAGTCGGAGATATTGCAGAGCGCTCGGTACATGATCAGGAACCGGTAATAGTCATCGTCAAACCGAATAAACTCACCGTCCACTTCGATCAGTCGGTCCACACCGACTCTCTTACCCCACCAGTCCAAGAAAACGCCCTTTGCCGTTCGGGCATCAGCAACGTCTTTCAGCAACTGATCCAGTTGCTCAGTCGCATCCAAAGCATTGTGAAAGATTTCCGCTAAAGCTTTGAAGTTCGGAGCATGGGCGTACTGACTCTGCATGGCGATGCTTGCCTTGCTGGGCACATCAGCCATTTCTCTAACATCGTTGACCTGTTGCAGGTCTTCCCATGTCTGCGTTGTGCTCATGGTTAGCCTCCGAAGACAAGGCTGATCGTATCTTCACTGATTGTCGGGCTCTCGTTTGCAGGAACTTCCACGTAGTCAGCCAATCCCTCGCTGTTCATGCCGATCAAGACTGACTTGATGGGAGCCTTCGTCACATCTTTGATGCACTGGTAAAAACGATCTGCATACACAGTCGTGGCGAGCTTCACACGTGGATTTTTCTGGCTTCCCTGCCCCAAGAAATCTTGGATGATTGCTTGTTTGACATTGGATTGCGTGACTTCGTCCATGTTCTGGTTGAAGAAAGTCACCTGAATGTCGAAATCCACGATTGTTGGACGGATGATTTTGTAGGTGTACTTCGCGTTGTAGTGCTCTTCGTCAACGCAAGACACGTCGTAGTTGCCGCTGGTTCCGCAACCTGCCGCCTTGCAATCGAAAATCGTCTCTGCAATAGCCTCATCGTCCCCGCCAACCACACAAGCCGCCACGCTATGCGGCTCGAGCGTCACCGAGTACTGAACTTGCTCGGCATTGGTGTAGTTTTCAAGGACTACGCAGTCCAAGACGCCATCAAGATTTGCCAGACGGCTCTGCATCGTCGGCGGAGTTCCGTGGGCGTTTTTCGCATAGGATTCAAGCATACGATTCAGCAGTTCTCCATCTGGCTCAACATCTCGACCTGTCACGCCAGCTGCATCATTTGTCACGGCATCCCATCCTGGCACAACCGTCACAATCGTGTTGACCGTACCGGCCCCGATTTCTACGGCACCGTGCTCCACCGTTGCAAAAGTCGTGTCCACAGTTCCGTTGGAACCAATAGTTGCCCCTAAGGCGGCGTTGTGCCGGAGCTGGTTGCCGTTGTCATCCTCAACCAGAACTCCGTATGGAATGGTCGTTCCCTTCAACCCTGTGCAAGTACATACGACAACCGTAGGTTCAGAAACCTTTCTCTTCACTCCGTACAAGTTGGCTAGAGCGTCTAAAAACTGACCTCTTGCAGTCTCAGGATTGAACTGGTTTGCCAAGTACGCAACTTCCGAGTTTTTAGCCTCGTTTTCCGAAGCCACAACATCGATAAGTTGCCCCATAGGAGCCGTTGAATCGACATTGACAGGGTCGCCATTGGCAGTTTTCGGCATTGCCTCTTGTACGGCACTTGCCAAGTCGTCGCGCACTTCTCGAGTGGTCGGGATTGTGACGCCCGTGTTTTCATCAAAGATAACTTGTGCCATATCCGTACTGAGTTTCTATTTCGATCTTGCCGTGCAACGTGCGGGTTTCCTGATCGATTTCCGTCAGCTCAATATTGACGATGGAAATCACACCCGGAACACTCAGAGCTGCATTACGAAGCCGTTCCGTCACAACCGATTCCTGCAACGGTTGTCCCAACTGGTCCGTAAACCAATCAATGCCTTCGTCGTAACGAAAGTAGGCGTCTCTGTACCAAAGGCGAGTTTCATTGCAAACGTTTTGCAAAATTGCTTCGAGCCCAGTCAAGCGACGCAAGTCTCCGTTCGAATCAAATGAAATATCCCAGTTCGCGTCTAGCGCGATTGTATTTTCAGTGTGAGACATTTTTATTTGTAAGAACCATCTGGCTGCCTAACAGCAATAGGCTTCCCGTTTCGGTCCCTCTTGCAAATTGTTGAGATTGGGATACCCAACCGTCTTGACCACTCAGAAGCGCAGTAAGTCTTTCCTTCAAACAGGATCATTCTTGACCTTCGAGTGTTTTGTTGTTGCTGTGTGTTTGTTGCCCACCGGCAGTTAGCAGGCTCGTAATTCCCGTTGTTGTCAATTCGATCAATCGACAACCCCTTGCGGTAGCCAGAACTAATCGCCCATTGGTAAAAAGATTCAAACTCTTTCCATTCTTCACAACATCGGATTCCTCTTGAAAAGTAACTACCTGTAGGATCGTTTTCCGACACGCGCCTTCGCATAGAGGACCAGACACGGTACAAGCTTTCAGAAGAATGTCCGTGTTTGGTTAAAAGAGTTTTTCCACGTTCCGACGCTTTTTCACGAGACAGACATCCACAAGACCTAGTCAACCCACGTCTTAGATTCCCAGCTGCAACCACTCGACTTTCTCCGCAATCACAAATGCAATTCCAATAGATTGTCGGTGTTTTTTTATACGCTAACCCCAAAACAACAAGTCGACCAAAACGCTTTCCTGTTAGGTCTTGCATTTTGAATGTTCCAGGAAACTCCTTTTCTTTGTGCTGCGTCTTTAGTCTCTCTGAGGACTTTTCTCGAGACAAACACCCGCATGATTTCGTTTTGTAGATGTTGTCGCACAGTATTTCTTTTACATTTCCGCAGTCGCATTTGACCAAAAAGGTTTGCTTTCCGTTTTCTCTAGCTTTTCCGAACCCGAGAACAACTAGGCGACCAAACCGTTGACCGATGTAATCTGAGTATTTTTTCCTCATGTATATCCCCATAAACGATAAAACTATCAATGTTATTTTAGCTACGTTTATGGGAATCTTATGCCATATCTGTTCTCAGATTCACGAATCATTCCAGGAAAATTATCCCTTCCCTGTTGATGTATCTCCACCATGCGGGCAGGTGTGCGTGTGGCTCTTCAAGCCGACTCCGTCAGCCGTCACATCGCCTCCGCTCACCGACATGTTCCCTGTCACACTTGCACCACTACCGCCGCTGACTGTCATGCCTCCGGTGCCAGTGATCAGTTCCTTAACCGTAAGAGTCTTTTCAATCGTTGTGTCGCCCGTAATCGTTACTGACGGGCTGTCAATCTTGGTCGAACCTGAGGCATTCACAGTGACATCGGTCGAGTTCACCACAACCGATTGAGGGGCTGTCACCGTAACCTGTCCGTTGTCCTCAATGCGTATAAACGTTGTCGGCTTCTGCCCCCAGAATCCACCGAAGTAAAAGCCATCCGAAATGCTGTAGCAGCGGAAGGAACCCGGCTGGATCGGTTCAGAACCACCGTTCAAAGCAGAGACATCCTGCTGCGCAAAAACCGCCAATCCAATGTCTCCCGGCTTAGGGTCGACAATGATCGCTGCCGTACCGTGCTGCAGGCGAAACCAACGTAGTTTGGGGATGCTGACAACGTCTAAAGCATCCCCTTTTGCAGATCGCATCTTGATCAGAGGCGTTGCCGACAAGTACCCGGCACCACCTCCTTCTGCAGGCCTTTCGACCTTGTCCACTCTCACAGGAATCGCAGTGTTCACCAACCCGCAGACGATTGAGCGGATGACAAAGTCCAAGACGTTGTATTCGCTGGAACCAGTGAATTCGCCGCTGTTTTGGCTTAACTCTTCGCTCATTTCTCACTCCTCGATCCACATCCCTTGAAAGGACGTTGACCATGAGCCACCACCCGGATTGTGAGCACTGAGCTCGTGGACCAGCTGCGTGATCTTGTAAACCCCCGAAGCGCTCGGGATGATGGTTTCGAGACGAACGGCTCCTCCGATCTTCAGGTCTGGCCGAAAGAAGCTCTTCGCGTTGACGCCTTGGTTCGTGAACGTCGGGTATCCGATCATTCCCGTCTCTGCAGACACGATCGGAATGCCTCCATCCGTTCGCGTTGAGCCCTTAGACATCAACACGACCCGGTTGTCATCAATCAGCAGATCACTTCCCGTGTCCCTCGCTATTTGACGCATCTTGGTAATTGGATCACCAGTCAAGACACAGTCGGCGACCTGAGCGTCAACATCCACAGACTCAAATGTGTATCCGCACTCGGCGCACAATTGCTCGCACAAGCGCGTAGCCGATTGCGACCCCTGTACGGCGATCTGAGGCGTCGGCTTCAAGACGTTATAAGCACTGGTTTGTGCCTCAATCTTGAGAACCGGTCGGGCGCCGTTCAAATCGGCATAGGACACCGTGACTTCGCCTTGAAATATGCTCGAAAGCTCCGTCCCCTGCTCTCCCGCCGAAATCTCGATGGCGTTCCACCTTCGATTCAGCGGCTTGAAGGCTAAGGTTGTCAACTGGGCCATCGTGTCCAACGACAAGCCAAAGATTTCAACCTGAGCCGTCGCAAAATCGACACCGCCGGTCTTGCTGATGTTGACGTTGGTCGCATACCCCTGAAATGTGTACTGGTTGTTTGCGCCTTGCACATCCAGCGCAATGCTGACCGCAATGTCTTTCAGGCTGTAAGTTGATTGCATTCTTCTTCCGTCAGGTAGCAAAGAACGTATCGGGTACCGAGTTCGGAGTATTCCGGATGGTTTTTCCCGTCCTGATCAGCAAAAACCAATTTGCCCTTGAAGAGGTTGGTGTTCCAAGCCGGAATCTGCTCTCTGTTCTGGCAAATGTGCGTTTTGCAAACATCTACATCATCTGCAGTCAGAGACAGAAACACGGCGCTTCCCATCTGTCGAATGTTGATTCGGCAGTTCTGATCATCGAGAACGACTGAAAAAGACTGGTTCGGAACCGGCTGCAAAGGAATTGTGTACATATCCGCCTCAGTTGAAGATGTCGTACAAAACGCTGTTTTGCGCCCTCACTTGACCTCTGTTGGTCTCATCCGCACTTGTCGGGTTTCGGGGAGACCATTGAACGGTCTGAGTCGCCAATGACACAGCCTTGACCTCTTGAAACGAACATGAGACTTCCAAAAGGTTGACGCCGTTCGTCGCAGAACGAGTCGTGCTGAACCCGACAAGAGTCATGTTGAAAAACACTCTCGAAGGCGTCACGATCATGAAAGTCGATGTTCCTTGCCGGCATTTCTCAAGCGTAGACAGCGCTGTGTTTTGCCTGGAGTAGTCTCCTGTAAACAGAAGGCGGACCGTCACCTCAATGGGTGTCGGCACCTTGTCGTAGGCAAAAAGGCGACCGTTTTCCTGAGGCTCTATCGGGATGCTTGCCGTATTGGAATCCTCGAGCTGGTCGACCGTGTCGTAGTCGCAAATCTTGCGACCCGAGCTGTCAACGACAGCCCAAGTTTCTGTCTGGGGCATTTTCAATCATCCTTTTTGAACAACTCCTGTTTGAGCGTTCACGAGGTTTCGATTCGAACGAGTCAAGGCGCGATCAACACCGGCCGAAACGGCCTGTCCTACCGCTTGAGGATCAGCCGTTGTCTGGATGTGGTTCTCGACAGTCACCTTCATGTCGTTCGTGATTCCGCCCGATCTCTCGGACTTCTGTCGGATCGCCGCAATCGCACCGTTGGCAACCGGCATCTGAGGCATCGAAATTTCGCCGATCAACTGAGCGGCTACGGGTTGAGGACTTGAAAGCAGCAGATGCTTAATCAACTTTTCGTTGATCCGTCTATCAACGCTTTCGTGGCTTTCTCGAACCGCTGACTTGTTCAGTACGGTCTGAGTTCTGTTGGCCTTGACCGACCGAGGAATTTCTTGTTCCTCATCATCGGGATACTCGATTCCGTCATCTTGATAGTTTTCCCATTTGATACGACTTGGGCGTTGATTTCCTTTGTCATCGCCTTTGTCTCCACCTTCTTCATCGTCTGAGAAGAATTCGGAAACAAGTGAACCAAAGCCACCAAGAAGGCTTTTGAGCTTTTCTTTCAGCCAGCTCAGTGCTTTTGGAATTCCCTCAACGATGGCCCGCGGAATGTTGGCGATAACGGATCTAACCTTTTCAAAGGTGCTGGTAGCCGCCGAGTAAACGTCTCCGAAAAATCCGAAGATCGAAGCGATGGCATCAGCAATCTGTCCGGGGATGCTTGCGATTGCCGACAGGAAATTGCCGAGGTTTTTACGGAATTCGTTGATCTGTCGATCGCTGAACCCGATCCATCGCATGAAGTCGCCAAATAGCGATCCGCCTCCTTCTAAGAAGGACATCAGATCGTCTATAGCAAGCCCAAGCGCCGCCACCGCTGCGATGACAACACCAAGAGGATTAGCCATCAGAACCGCATTGAAAGCGGCAACGATGGTTGTTCCTGCCTTTACCGTAGCAAAAAGACCTTTCAGTCCGCCGATCAGGGCCAGGATTTTTCGAAGGTACGTCCCTGCAATTACTGCTCCGAGACCCCCCAACAGAATTTTGACCGCTCTCGAATGTTCGTTTAGAAACGCCAAGCCATCGGACAGGACGCTCAACACCTTGTTGACGACAGGCAGAACAGCCACGGCAATCGTGTTTGCAAGAGATTGGGCCGTGTTCGTGAACTGACGCCACAGAATGTTCATGCGGCGGGCGTTCTCAGCCTGCTCCTTCGTGAAAGCCACGCTCTTGTAACTTTCGGCGACCTTGTCGGCGGCGTCCTTATGCTTGATGAAAATCGCAGAGGCTTCCTGAGACAGCCCCATGGCACGCATGAAGTAGCGTGCCTGGACATCCGTCATGCCCTTGACGTGTTCCCCCATCTTGAAGAACTCGTCAGCGCCGCGACCTGTCTCAATCGTCCATTGCTGCAGGGCGTCCTTGAATGCCTCGGCCGAACCACCGGCGTCTCGGTTTGCTTTTGCCCACGCATCGATTTTCTCAACGGCCACACCGGTGCGTTCGCTCAGGACAGACAGCTCTTCGCCCATCTGCGAAAAGTTCTGAGCCAAGCGGCCGCCGGCAAACGCTGCGGCAATCGGCGCAAACAATGTCTTCAACAGAAGACCAAGTCCGCCAAGCTTGCTTTCGATCGAGTCAAAAGCTCTGCCGGCCGTTAGAGCGGCTTTTTGCGACGTCGTACCGATATCAAGAATTTGCTCCGCGACTTCGTCCGAGACCTTGCCGGCAATCAAACCGCTTTTCGAGAACTGGATTGCGATTTGATCAATAGGCTCAAAGGCCTCGCGCATCTTGCGTTCAAACTCATTGAGCCCGTTCGCAACCAGCCGAAAGCCCTCAGTTGCTCGCCCTTCAAAGTCGTTAATCGACTTAGCTGCTCGATCCAACCCGTCAAGGAGCTTTTTCGAATCAATTCCAAGCTCAAAAAAGAGCCCGTTTTCATTGTTTAGCATTCTCAAAAGCCTCTTGCTGTTTTGTGTTGGCTAACCAGTTGTTGTAGGAACGAACCTGCAAAATCTCGTAGAGCATGTAGGCATCTTCAAGCGTCAGATCACGCTTCAGGTCAAGCAGTGAAGCCAGACCTGCTTCCACAACGGCCCCGCAAACGCGAGGCACGTTTGAATAGGACGCGGCGCCAGCTACTTCTGAGCACTTGGCCCGGTAAAGAGCCTCTCGAGGAAACTTGAGAGCGTGCCATCTGAAAAAAAATCGAAATTCAGCTTTGCAGCCTCAAAACGAAGCTGAACAAGCGTCAGCGGACTTTCGATAAGGCTTGCATTGGCACCCGTAAGTTGCACAAACTGCTCACCATTGATCAAATGGCAACATGCCAAAAGATCATCCAAAAGAGGCTTCGCATCCAAGTAGTCAAGCCTAAGGATGGATGTCATCAATCCGTTGGTTCCATCCTCGATGGAAGAACGCAGATTTCCGACATTCTTACCGAGCGCCAAAGCCGCGCGATACATCCACTGTTCGGCCTGGAGCGCCGGCATCCGACGGATGCGAAACTGCCTTTCGGTCGATCTGTCTTGAATCGTGATCGTTACAGAGTCGTTCATTAGAAGACATCCTCAAAATCGAAGGTCCAAGTAGTAGGCTGCAGCGTGCGCTGGATGGCCGGCATTGGGGGAGCACTCTTCAGAACTCCTCGGACATACGTCTTGGCCTTTTCGAGTGCCGGCTGATAGATCGTCAACGTGCATTCATAAGGTCGGTTGTTGGCCTTCATTGCGTCTCGGATGTATTCCAGGGCGGGCAGCGACGGAGATGCAGCCTCCAGAACAATCGCGACCGTAGTCACATTCTTGATCACGCCTGCAACCATCTTTCCGTCCACACCGCGGCGCGTTTCTGTTACTTCAACAGGCTCGGCAGAGGCCACGTTGTCAACTGAGAACTGCTGCAAAGAAATTCCGCTCGGGTAGAGATCTTCAACAGTAAGGATTACCTCGGCATTCGCAGAGGTAACGTCAAAATTCTGGGACATGGTTTTTCCACTCCATTAAAAAAGCCCCGGTGGTACCGAGGCTCAGTGCAATCGGTTAGATGACGGCCGTGACTTCGAAGTCCAGGCGTTGAATCGACCCTGCATAGGCATAGTAAAGCGTGATTACCGGAGACTGTCGATCTGCCCTCAAGTTAGCGCTTGGCATCGTGATGCCCAGCCAATAACCTTTCGTAAACAGTTCCTGAGAAACCGTTTCGTCATTGGTTTCCTGCAAAATCTGCTGCTTCTGAGACTCACTCAGCTCAAGGCCGGTATCAATTACGCCGTTGTTCAAGCAGACATTGATGGGGTCTTGCGCCCATGCACGAATGAGGGCTTCGCCTCGCGCGTTGTACGGGGCGCGATTCGTGCTCTTAAATCCATCCATGCAGCTTCGCTGTATTGCGTTGCGCAGGTAAATGCTGCCGTAGAGCACATCAATAAACCCATACTGAGTGCTCGTAAGCGTGCCACGGTTGAAGAAATTGAAGGCCGCATTGCGCGTTGCAAATTCACCCGTATAGTTGCATCGGATCGCTTCAAGCGCGTCTGCGACGGACTCATCGGTGACGCGCGGTGTAATGCCGCTGGCCGTCTTAGCGAACCAGGTCTTCATGCCCTGAGTGCGGGTCCATGCGATGGAAGCACCCACTCCCATCACGAAGGCTGCATCCTGCGCAGAACCGTAAATCGTGCAGGCGCAGTTGTATGTATCCATCAGCGTGGCAGCCTTTGTGCCGGACTGCGTCAACTGATTGGTCATGTTGTCATCCAGAGACCAATCGATGTAGCAGTAGTCATCTCCTGACGCATCAGCCCACGCTGCGAATGCTTCAGCCTCTTCGGTCTCGGCTTCCCACAGAGTGGTAAAGCCAACCCAATTTCGAGTGACCGTGCAAATCGCGTTGAGGTCTTCGGTTTCCGTTCTGGCCGCGGCGCCCTGAGAAAGGACAGCTCCGGCTTCCTGAGTAAGGCAAAGCATGGCAGACAAGTCCGTACCTCCATCCTGTGCTGCAACCGTCGCTTCACCTACAACGCCTGCTCCAACGCTGGCCGCTGCGGCTGCAGTCGCATAGCCAATGGAAGCATCAGCACCAGTCGTTTCGGTCGTAAAAGTGAAGCTCTTCAGGTTGCTGTCGTAGGCACCTGTCACACCGGTCAAAGCCTCGGCAACCTTCACAGCAACTTCAGACATAGACGTTGCTTCAGACAAGTCAAGGGCTTGCGCAGACTTTACCTCTCCGTTGATCGTGATAGACAGCGCCCCATCCGTGACAGCCTTGAACGCGGCAAGATCTGCATCAATCTGACCGCCTCGAATCCAAGCAGGTGCATCTTCATCCATGCGGCGACCAATCACCAGAGTGCTAACCGCCTTCTGCTGGTTCGTGCAGCCAACAAAGTACTGCTGCGCGAAAACGGCCTCCTCAGACGTGGCACCGAACATATTGGCCACTGCTTCGGCCGAAGAGAACAACATGGCCGGCTGAGAGGTCGGAATAAGGGCGCTCTTAGTCAAAAGCATGCCGTTGGTTTCAAGATCGCTCGAGCCACCAGAGATCACGCGAGACGACATTTGAACAATGTGCGAAGCGCTAATAGACATTTCTTTGTTTCCTCAGTTATTGCTTGGGCGGAAACCTGACATCGACGTTGGCAATGACAACCTTCACTGCATCGAAGCTGTCAACATCAAGCGCTACCCTGTGTGTAAATGAAAGATGAATTTCGGTCGTCCACCGTTGCACATACTTCTCGGCATCGACGACAACCGTAGTGTTTCGTGGCTGTCCCGCGTACAGGCTCGACAGTCCGTATTGCTTCATGAAATCAACAATTGGCGTTGTTCTGGTGATTGCAGCAAGGCTTAGACACCTAAGCCGAGCTTTTTCCGGAAAGTCGCTGTAGCAATCCACCTGAACGACCACTTCCTCAAGCTTCGAGACAACCGCCCTCATCTCTTGCGTGTCTGGATTGAGTTCGTAGTCGACACATGGCGTTCCGTGATCTATGTGGCTGATGATGGTGTTGACCACGTACTCGTTGCTGCCGGCCGGCAAAGAAAGGTCGTTCTGAAAGCCGGCAAAAATCGCCTCAGTCGGAACCTCCGAACCAAACAGCATCAGCTCCAGATCTTTGACTGCCCGATAGACGACCTGTTCCGTGAGAACGTCCGCTTGTGTCGGTGGAGAGGATAGTTTCGATGTCATTGCAAATACTCCACACCGTTAGGCGGTTTCACCTGCATCGTCGCTCTGACGCTCACCCAGCCAACGCCTGAAAAGTTCTCGACAACAGCAGAAATAAGCCAGACTGTCCCGTCCTCCTGGACGATGTAGTCGCCACTTCTGGCCAGCGGTCGAAAAATGCTCGCAGGCTGATGCTCAAAGCCCTTCGGAGCAAACAACCAGATTCGCCGAGTCAGCGTATTGGCGCCCGCCATGTCCGCATGGAAAAGCGCGTTGTCGCTCTCGCTCTGAATCTGGGCCGTGACTCCGAACAGTCTTTCGTAAGTCGGAACCGCAAAGCCGCTTTCGTCTGGCCTTGATCCTTCCGAGCGCAAAATTTGGACTCGCACGTCAGGATGGATTGCGTTGATCGCTCCTCGGACCACCTTGTGAAGATTGAGTCCCATCTGACAATTCCCGAAATAAAAAAAACCGCTGAGTTGTTCACTCAACGGGCTTTGCTTTCTTGTTTGTCTCGTCCTAAAATGACCTTGAGATAGCCAGAGGCGATGAACCTCTGTTGAAGGCCCTAGCAAGTCCCCTCCTCTGTCTGAGGGTGTCCTTAGTTAGGGCTTCTCTATTTCTAGATCACTGAATTCATAAAGGGCTAACGCGTTAGCGGCGTCCTTGGCTACTTCATCCGCTTTTCCAATACCATATTGAAGGTATCTCTCTCCTTGTTGCGTCGGTTGCCGTTGTTTGGTGATCACCGTAACTTTTAGATCTTTTCCATTGATTTTGATCGTTGCCTCTGTGTAAACATTGAGTGCAAAAGCACTAATGTTTTTTGTTTCTTTTTCGACCGTATACTTTCCCTTGCGATAGACCTCTGCGATGTAAGGCAGAGCAGCCGCTTTGTTCGAATTCATCTTTGCAGCAATTTCATCTATTGACCTTGCGTTCATAGCGATGCGTTCACAATCCGGCGGCATTCCTTCAGGGTACCTCAAAGATTCAATAAGCGGTTTGAGATGCGTCCTAGCATACTGGGTTACAGTCTTCGAGTAACTTTGGCCTTTCCGCTCTTCTGCTGAAGCAAAAAACTCAAGTGTAGGTAGATTATCTGGTCCTACTTTTGCCCCAGCTCCTCCCACAATCTTTCCGTCCTTGATGGCAACCACATTCCCATTTTTCAGCGTTCGGAACTTGACATCTTCATCGTTTCCTTTTTCGCTATCTTGAGCAAGGCTCCTCGACATTGACTTTCCTTTGCCAAATGCCATACCAAGCCGAAACGCACGACCGAGTTTTCTTGCTTCGTCAACCGTCTTCATTTCTTTTCAACCTGATAGCCGATGGCCCCCAGAAGGGTTCCTGTTTTGATCAACGCTTGGCTGCGTTTCGAGCCCGAATCGCCCGAAATCTTTCGTTTTCTGCCCTTTGAGCTGATACCGTCCCACGACTCGTAAAGCGCCAGCGTCAAAGGACTTCGATCGGGGAATTTCTCTTTAGCTGTTCCGTTGTTCCGGATAGTTTCCTGAACATCAACCTGGGCTTGACGCGCCATTTGCAAAACGGCCTGTTCTGCCCCAAGCGGCCCCAGAGTCTCAAGAATTTGCTGAGCCTGCTTTTGCCAATCAGCTGAACAGTCGCGGGCGGTAGCCCTTAGAAATGGGCGCGGCGGCGACATAAGAGTGCTGCCGGGCTTGATTGCTGCAGACGACCACTGCGGCTTACCCCCAACCTTTGGTACTGGCTGTCCTAGAGCCCCGCTCAAGAAGAGCGATTGCGCACCGGTGACGCGCTGAACCCATCCGTACTCATTGAAGATGGCGTACCTGGCGACGTCGGGGTTGTCGATGATCCCCACCTTTGCAGTGACGCGCTCCGGTACTTTGTTCAGTAGCCTCTTCAGCCCATTCAAATTGCGCGTCACTTTGATCATGTCGTTACTTCATTGCGTCTTGGAATCGTTTTTCAAGCCACTCAGGCAACCAGCCCCGCATATTGCGCAGTCCGGTGGGAAGCACAAACTTTTTGCTCTTGTTGTCAAAGTAGACATCTTCAAGAGCTCGATAAAGATCATTTGCAGCTGAAGGTGTAAATCTTCGGTCTGGATCACCCGTCTCAACGGACTCTGGGATATTCCGTTTTTTTGGATGCATCTTGAACTTGATCCCCAAGAACTCTGCGGCTGCTTTCGGGTTCAAATATGTTCTCGAGTAATCACCTTTTTCCCAAAGCTTCCCTTCATCAAGAAGCTTTTGGAGCTTTTCGTTCTTTTTGGACTCATCGCTTTGGAATTCCTTTCGCGTTTTGCGAATGTCCACGCCGTTGAACTTTCCGCCCATGCCTCCGAGAACTTTGCCGGTGTCAGAGTCAATCAGGGCAGGCCGTCCTTCGTTTTGCCGACCGTTCGGGAATACAGTGATCCACCTCTGGGCATCCATGGCGATCTTTGCCGCACAATTAGCACCGCGACTGAAAGCGAGTCCGAGTGCGAATGCCTTCCCCAGTTTAAAAGCCTGTTCGTTCATGCCTAACCCCACGGATGGAATTTGCGCCCGCCGTAGAATCGGCAAGCGACTCGGTATCGCTTGGTCAGAACCCAAAAGAGCGCGCCGCACTTAGTCTGGTTCCACCATTCGCCTGTTTCGCTTTGAATCTTGAGTTTCTCAAAACTCGTCGACACCGAACCTTCGGAAGCCGATGCGATTCTCCCCGGCTGATTCATGCCGTTCGTTTCAAGCGTGGCCAAGTGGCAGAGCGCGGTGTAAAGGATCGTCTGAATGGTTGATTCGGGATAGGGAAAGTTACCCTCCCCATCCCCCAACAAGGCTTCAATGACGCCCCACAAAGCCTGAAGCATTTCATCACTAATCACGTCTTCCGTCAGACCCGGATACAAACTTCGAAAAGTGGAGCAATTCAACTCAAAGGGCGTCATCATTGCTTATTCCTTCTTGTCTGTTTTCTCTTCGACGCCTGCCTGAACCGGTTCGATCGGCTCGAGTCCGTGGCGCATCTCTTCGATTTCAGAACGGGCGGACTTAAAGCCTTTCACATCGCCAACGGGGTAGATGCATGGCATTCGTCCATTGCGACCTACAAATGCGATTTCTCGGCCGTGCATGGCTTTGATCGCTTCCCAGTCTCGCTTCAGAATCTGCACGCACACAGCGTTACCTGGGAGAGCCAAAACACCTGTCTTCTTTCCACGCAAGGCATCGTTCACGCCGGGGAAAACAACAGTTTTGGTGCCGCCAGAGCCGTTAGGGACATCATCAAACTTGATGCCGTGCGGCAAGCTGACCGCAATCGAAATCTTTTCGCCCGTTTCAGCGTCTGCCTCCGGTTCCACATCCATCGTGGACGCGATCACTTCGGCCTGAGAAACTTTGATCTTCTCTTCGACCTGCTTGCTGTTTTTACGGGTTCGTTTTTCAGTAGTACCAGCCATTTTTTTATTTCCAGAATAAAAAAGCGGGACAGGCACAGGCCCATCCCGCATAAAAAAAGCCGCTGTTGCAGCGGCACCCTCGCTCTTTAGGAGATTCCTTAGATTCCCAACATCGTGGCAATCAAGTTCGGACGGCGAATCACGCAACCCCAGGTACCTGCGAACGCCTTCTGCACCCAGCTCGTGGAATACGTTTCCATGTTGCCGAAGCGCATCTTTTCGGAGTAGCAGTTCTCAGCCGTCGGACTGCCCAGAAGATTCGGAACCGTCAGATACAGCATCGAACCGGCATCCGTGACCAGTTCAGGCAGCTGGATGACCTTCAGGTTGGGGAAGTTGGACTGCAGCAGATTCAGCGCCGTCAGACCAAAGCTGTTCGGAGTCGAGAGATAGCTGAAGCGATCGGTCGCCACGGCCAGAACGTATTCAGAGCTCTGATCAAGAAGACCGGCGTTGTTAGCCATCATCGAATTGATAAGCTTGGCGATGTCGTTGAAGATGATGTTGCTGATCGTCGCTGCATTGCCCGTATCTGCAACCTTGTCCGCCCAAGTGGTCTTGGAATTGACCGTGACGGGAGTTTCAGATGCAGGCAGGTTGGGATCGCTAAGAACGCCGTACATAGCCTTGTTGGCTACGCCGTACAGGTAGAAGCGATTCTGCGCACGAGCAATGATCTCAGAAGCCGCACGCTGCTTGCCACCGGCGTATTCGAGCTTCGCACGAGCGGCCGTTTCCTGCTCACGCAGACCATACTTCAGAGTGGTCTGGAAGAGGAACTGTTCGCGGCTCGGGAACTCCCAGTTGATGTCAGAACTTACCTGATTCGTGAAATCAGAATAAGGAGTGACATCACCCGTGATTTCTTCGATCGGGAACTGCATGAACGCATCGGTCCAATCACCCTTCTTCGCCTCGCTAAATAGCTTAGTCGCATTCTTGGGCGCGAAAAGAATCTCGGTGATCTGAGGGTCGAGATAAGTCAAATAGGCCGTCGGAAGACCGATGTTGGGAACGGTGCTCATCGCAGCGTCCTGTGCAATCTGGGTGCTCGAAACCTTGTGGTAGTCCGTGATGATCTTCCCGGAACTGTCTCGGTGGTAGGGCATCACCTTAACTGCGTAAGGAGAGTAGATACCCAGCTCCTTCAAACGTTGAATGTCTTTATCCATTTTCAAAAAGCTCCATTAGGGGAGTGTCACAAGAGCGGCACCGATGGTTGCCGTGCCCTCCGAGACATTCGTGATTTCAAAAATCTTCTTGGTCGTACCGTCCATGACAATGTCACCGACTGCATACGGGATCGTGGAGTTGTTCGGCGTAAGTGCATCAGCTGCGATTCCAGACTGACTGTCCGTCAAAGCGGTTGCAGACACACGGAAGCACGAACCGTTCTTGCCGTTTGCTCCCGCAGGGCCTTGGTCTCCCGTATCGCCTTTGTCACCCTTCTCGCCGGCAGGACCTGCATCTCCGGTGTCGCCTTTTGGACCCTGTGCACCTGTGTCCCCCTTCGGACCCTGAGATCCTTGAGCTCCGGCAGGAATGCCGAACGTCCACTTTTCACCATCCCAGTTTGCTGTGGGTTGCTGTCCGGCTTCCAAAGCCGTAGCTTCAGCCGTTGCAGATTCAAGAGCCTGAACACCAGCAATGGCGTTTGCCACCCCATTGTCAGTGTTGTTGAGTTTGTCAGCCGTCAGAACATCGCCGGACTTCCACTCGTTTTTCGTGAAATCAGCTGTGGTCATAGTTATGCAACCTCAGATTCGTCGACCTTTGCCGTGTCAACCGTTGCCATCCTTCCAGCGGCAGCAGAAGCAACAGAAATGCCTCGATTAGAAATAATGATGATGTCGCCGGCATTCTTTGCCTCGGTCATCACAACCCAACCCGTGTCGTTGGCGGAACCGGCCGTGCCGTAGGTCACTGCACCGTCAGTCGGATTGCAGAGAACGGACTGGCCAACAGTGGCCGCACCGGTTGCGGCAACGTAGTAGTCGCCTCGAATAGCAATGGTTACTTCGTGACCCTTGCCATAGGTCAGCGTGCCATCGGGGTTGTCCTCGGTCGGATAGAACGATCCGGTGAAAGTGCGTTCCACAAGACCGATCACGGCGCCGGTTCCCTTGCCGGAAGCCAGCGGATACACAACGCCTTCACCATCGTCGGAATTTGTACCGGCAAAGGCAAAGGAACCTGCTGCCACAGTGCCGTCGGAGATGTAGTTAAACGGCGTGTAGACGGCCGTATGGACGTTGACCTCTTGACCAGGCAAGCCCTTGGCAGGATAGAGACTTACAGTCTTCTGCATGAGTTTCCTCTCTTCTCAAAAAAATCAAATTCGAACTTGGATGTCGCGCAGCAGATCGCTTTCGACGTCATCCAGAGCGCTGTCTTCAGCAACGCCAGTCTTCTTGCCAGCCGTTCGCTTGCCAGACACAAAAGCCTGCCAAGCCACCTGAGCCTGCTCAGGCTTGATTCCATCAACCGACATGCCGGCCTGCTTGAGTGCGTAGAGATAAACGGAACCGGCAGAGTCGAATGCCGTCAAACGAACCTTGCCGATGACTTCCTTGCACTCATCCATTGCCTCAAGCTTCCTTTCGAAAGCCTTGATCGCGGCATCCTGCGCTGGAATTCCCTTGTCATCAGTCTTCGGCTCTTCGCCGCCGGCGCTCTGATCATCGCCATCAGGCTTGTTGTCGGCTTCGCCGTATTCGAGACCTGCGGCAAATGCCTTCTTGAAGTCATCAGACTCGTTGTCAAAGCCGCAGCGCTTAAGAGCATCAAGGGCGGCTTCGCTGAGTTCAGATCCTCTTTCTCCTTCGCCTTCACCGCCGTCTTCTTCTCCCTCGGTAGCGCCGGCACCATCGATGTCGTCATCGTCCTTGGCACCGTCGTCAGGCTTTTCACCTTCTCCGGTGGAAGCTGCCGGTGCAGCATCGTCGTCACCCTTGCCGGATGCAATTTCTTCAAGGATTCCCTTGAGTGTCTGCATATCCTCTTCGGAGGCGTTCAGTTTGGAAAAAGCGGCTAAGACCTTCTGAATCTTGCCGCCCTCACCATCTTCATCAGCTACTTCGCCTTCACCATCGACATCGGTCAGCTGGCCATCGGGGCCTTTTTTATGCAACGCGCGAAGCAAATCAGAGAGCTCGCGCACCAGTTCAGCGATCTTCACTTCGGCACTTTCAACGCCGGGATCGCCGTCTTTTGAGACCGGATTCACAGTCTTCTTTTCACCATCCATGTCTTTTACCTTCGTTTGTAAAGCATGATCACTGACGCAGCAGGACGATCCCGCTCGTCCCTCTTCAACCAGTGCGAGATGCTGTCCGCGGATGTCTCGCATCGTGAAGTCGTAGTTCTGACCATTAAAAACGCCCGTGCTTTTGAAGTCCGGGCGGTAGTGATAGGCCAGAGAAAGTTGTTTCATGCTGCCGTCTCGTATGCGACGGCAGGCATCTTCGTTTTGAATGTGGAGCGAGTTCGACAGGTAGGTTCCATCGAACTTGGCAAGGTCACCGGTAGAACCGACTCGCGTATCCATCGCCGGGTCGTCCGGATAATCAAGATGGTGGTTCAGCTGAATCGGAATGCCGATCACACTCTTGATCGTGGCATCCGAACCAAGCTCTTCAGCTGGCCTGTATCCGTAGTAGATTTTTTCGGGGTCAAGCTTCAGCGCTTCCCACCCGGGAATTTCCTTGCCCATATAGGGCGCCACCTGAACTCGCGTCAGATTTGATCGATCAACGTGCAGGCGGCCGTCATCGTCGTGCCACCTGAAGCTAATCGCCTTGTCAAATGCCAGATCAGTCATTTCGTTTTATTCCTAGTGCATCCATTGGGATCACGGGGCGGTATGTGCATCTGCAGAAAGGCTCCACACTTGGGAACGTATAGCGACCAGCCTCCGAGTCGAACAAACCACGGTTCAGATCGAATCTCTTGCCGTGCATGGCCTTGTGCGTTTCGCGTGAGGTGTACTGCCCCGGGACATGAATCCAAATCCCCTGCGTTACTCCAAGCTCGGCATCGTTTGCCCGAGCAATTCCTTGCGTGATCTTGTTTGTCTGGTCGATTGCGACGTTGCGTGCTCGATCAGCACTGAAACCATCCGTCACGCTCAGGAAATGCCTGATTTCTGAAACGCTTTGACCTTTCTGCAACCCCTCTGTGATCAGGTTCTGCAGGCGCTCAACGTCACGCACAGCCATTCTCGTGATCAACTCGGTCGACCACTTGATCAACTCAGGCAAGGCCTGAGCTGCGCTTTGACTGATGTGTTGTCTCAGAACGGGTACAGTCCACTTCTCTTTGAAAATGTCGGGCGAGAGGCCCGCAGCGACGTAGGCCGAACGCTGGCTGGCTGTTACGTCGGCGGCAATCGTGCGGGCCACCCATACAGCCAATTTGCGCGCGGCGGTCGTTGCTTTCGAAGTCCAACTGGCAATGTTCCTGTCGACGTAACCTTCAATATCAGCCCGAAAAGCCGCATTGTCTCGGCGCCAAGCAGCAAGCACAGCAGTGCTTATCTCTTTGAGACGCTGCTTGTCCCTATTGGTTTTCGGATCGGACAGGCTCCAGTCCTGCGCTAATGTGTTCTGGTGAGCCAAGTGCAGAAAGATGTCATCAATCACCATCTTGTCGAACTGCTTGCACAGACTCACAAGACGCTTTTGAAGCTTTGACCGTATTCCAACGTTGGGCTCAGTCGCCCGCGCCACCTTTGGTTTACGGCTTGCCTTCGTCATCGAAGATGCTCTCCTGCTTCTTCATTGCCGGTTGATTTTCGGACTCCCCAAAAATCGAGCCCTTGTACTGGTCAAACAGCTCTTGACTCCCATCGTCAGAGAACAGGTCTCCCTCTTCCGGTTCCGGCAACTCATCACTCAAAAACGACAGACGCGAGTTCTCGTCCATGCGAACGGCTTGACGTAGCTCTTCAGCGCTGATGACATTGCGATCCTTCAGGGTGCTCAACGCGGTCACGCGAGCATTGAAGTTCATTGCCTGAGCGCTTTCGTTGTCAAGGTTGAGCTCATTGAACTCAAAGCTAATTGATGGATCGACCTCATCAAAAAGCTGCATCTGGATCACTTCGAGGCACTTCTGAATGGCAGGTCGATAAAGCTCCTGCTGACTTCGGACGTGGTCGTTGTAATTGCGGATGTCGCTTTCACCTGTTGCATTGAAGCCGCTCGGGCTGATGCCAAAGAGCTTCACTGCAGGCGTGCGGTTGATGGCCGCAATCATTTCCTGAGCTTGACGCACAATGTCTTGCACGCCGCTCACGGTCGTCTGGACGTTGTCGACCTGATCCGACTCTTTGTCCGCCACAAACACACTGTCGTTGTTTCGGTAGTGCTGAAGCACCTCCATGATGGCATCAAGTTCCTGAACGCCACCGTAGGAACCCATGCGGGACTGCATGTCGGTGTAGTAGATGAGAAGCGATAGCTTCTTGATCAGCTCCTGCGCCGACACTCGGCATTCGTTCCAGTGATTGACGTAGTCCCAAAGGATTTGTGCCTGCGGAATTCCGAGGAAGTTGTATGCCGGCTTCAACAAAGTCGGCGGCTCATTTGCATAGAGCGTGATAAGACGAGAGGCATGAACCTGATGCCCAAGAACCATCCAGCTGCCCGGCTTCATGTAGTCGCTTCTGAGCGGCTCATATGAGTTGTACGGTCCGGGCGATACATTGATCGGGTCGACAACCACAAAGCTGACCTTGCCGGCCTCGCCTAACTCCCCTGATTCGCCATTGACGATCAACGGGAGAGTGAGATCAACATCCGGTTCGTCTTTTGGTTCGGTGCGAATGAAGATGAACGCTCCGCCCATGAAGCCGACCTTGCAAATGGCATCGTTGAAAAGCGCCCGCAACCGGTACTGCGTTTCCTGAGCTTCCTGAAGTCTGTTAATCTTTTCAGGTGGCGTGTCATCTCCACCTGTGATCTTGATCCACTCTCGTGTGATGTCGTCAGCCACGGTCTTGATGCAGTTGCGGATCATGCCGTTCTGAGCAATCTGCTGCAGCGCTCCGTACCCGACAAAAGCCGTTACAGGAAACTGCCCCATTTCAATGGCGTGCTGCGTGAGCGAGCCAACGACGGAGTCCATGCCAATGGTTTTGGAAAACTCCTTGTCTAGCTTCTTTCGATACGCTTCCGTGACGCCAAGCGTGGCTGGCAAACTGTAGTTCGATTCCTTGAATGCCTCAGTGGAAACCGGCTTAGTCTTTTCCTTGCTCTTAAGCAAGGCCAGAAGATCCGTGAGGTTGTTGAGCTTGCGACTCGCCTTGCGGACTTCGGACGAAAAAGGCTGCTCAGATTTGGCAGCCTTTTTAATCTTTTTCCCTTTCTTACTCATGGTTCCTCTGTCACCTTAATGCTCTCAAAGCAGCTCGGTTAGAAGCACTTACTGTCCATCCCTTATGCACTTGCAAGTCATGCAAAGCCTGAGACATTGCGTCACAGTTGTGGACGAGGAAACCGTTGGCGTAAAAAACGTGTTCCTTTTCAATCGTTAGATTGAACACCGGAACCTTTCCTGAGTCGTCCCCATTTAGTTCTGCATGAGATGCTGCATACGTTGGATGAGTGTCTATATGGTCCAACCAGTGTTTTGAATGGTTTTCCACAAAACGCACAGATTCGTTCGACTTCTTTTGCCTCGTGGTGGTAACGGTAGGAAACCTCACACTTTCGGCTGCAATACTTGGCATCAACTCGCTTGGAAAGAAACTTGGCTCCACAGTTGATGCATGTGCATTCTTTTGGAGTTTTTTCTTTCCTAGCGTGATTTCGATGCCACTCTCTGCCTTCCTCACTCCTGTGCCAGGCAGAAGCGAGATGCCGAATCTCGTCAAGATGCTTGCGAACTTTTTCAGTTTTGAGATTGGCTGTCTTGCGGTGTTCACGAATTGGTAAACACTCAAGATTGCTGAAGTCGTTATTAAAAGTGTTGCCGTCTTTGTGATGAACCTCATACCCAGCAGGTACTTTCTTTCCTGAAAAATATTCCCAAACTGCAACATGCAGTCCTTTAGGATTTTTTCGTCCTGCGTTTGAATTTGATTGACTGAGGTAATACCTCCCTCTTGACACGAGGGCGTACTTAACCCCATTGAACACAACATCCTTTGGTATTTCCATTTAAAAACCTCTGAGAAAGTGAGTCTGCTTGCGATGCAAGCTCGCAAGTGCTTAAACTCAATTCTCTCATTTTTTGAGGTTATGAATGGATGATTAGGCGTTGCCCTTAGTCCAAATTTTTTGATTACGGTCGCTTGTCCCGTCATACCGGCAGCCACAACCCTACGGAAACCAAACGGAGTGACCACAAGGTCATTCGCTCTAATCTTTTCGATTGGAACATCTCCCCGAATTGTTGCAACTAGGGTTCCCGCAGCAAAACATTGGTCATCGTGAGCTCCGGCAGGGAAAGCCAAGAGCTCCGGCAAGAACGTGTTCTTAACCCACGGATAAAGATCGGGCGGAGGCAAAAAGACGTTGTGCGCCTCCCACAAAGTCGTGACGCTCGAGGCACGAGCCTCCTTCGACTCCTTCGGCGTGATCGGTATGATCCCTGCAACCTTGTTCTTGAGTTCGCTGATGATGGCGGGGCCGTTCGCCTTGTCTTCGACAAGCTTTCTGTGCGCCTTCGGCCACTTTTCTGCCAGAGACTGAAAGGCCGCTCTGGTTTGCACGAAGTCCCATCGGTCACGTACTTGGTCAAGCAAGTAGAAATTGGCACCTTCTCTCGCCCAAACCTGACCGACAACGTAGTCCGAAGAATCGGACTTCTTGAAGGTCATGTCCCACGATATGACAATCTTTTCAAACGATTTCGGCAGGCTCTCTGCCGTCCAGTGCTGAATCCAATCCAGCTTGAAGAGGCCACCACCGCGCGGCACCGGACGCTGTTGCAGCTGACCGGCACAAGCGTAGGAACCCATCGTGCGTTCCATCTCGCGCACCTGCTGCTCACCGAATCGTTCGGGGAAAAGCAGCTCACCATCCCTTGTTCGAGGATCGCGGAAACCGATGGATGTCACGCATCGCCGATTGCTCTCAAAGCGCATGGGCAGCATCAAATGCTCGTAGCCCAGGTCATTAGCAAGGATGATGCCGCTCGTGTCCCTCTCATGCAGTCTCTGCATGATCACGATGATCGCCGAGTCATTGTTGTTCACACGGCTCGGGACCGCTTCAAGGAATGTGTCCTCAGCCGCCTGCAAAGCCGCTTCTGAAAACGCATCATCAACAGACAGAGGGTCATCGATGATCACACGGTCACCACGCGAACCGGTCAAAGACGTGAAGCTCATGGACTCACGAAAGCCGGTCTCCGTGTTTTCGAACTTGCTCTTGGCGTTCTGATCGCCCGTTAGCTTGACCGGCCATCGCTCCTGAAACCAGTCCGACTGGATCAGTCGTCGGCACTTCATGTTGTCTCGGATAGCCAGAGTCTCTTTGTGAGCCGTTGTCAGGAATCGAAGGTCTGAACGAGCTCCTGGCCCCCATTCCCATGCCGGGAATAGAACTCCCGTTGTAAGAGACTTCATGCAACCGGGCGGAACATTCATCAGCAGTCGCTTGATACGCCCATCGTGGACAGCCTGCAAATGCTCGCAGATGGCATCCAAGCACCAACCCCACTTGAGTTCTGCGGCAGGCTCCAAAACGTGCCACGCCATCTTACAGAACTCCGCAAAACTGCGCTTCGCAATCTCGCGGTCAAGTTCAATGAGTGTCGGAATTCTTTGTGTTGCCATAGAGCAATTCGCGGGCTTGCTTCAAAGCATCAAGCGTTGCACCGGAAAGGTCTACTTCTTCCTTGACCTTCACTGCACCGCCGTCGTGCCCAGTCAAGGCAACCTTCTTGCGGTCGCCGAAGTTTCTGTCGTCTCGGAATGCAGCTTCTCTCGCAAGCTCTTGCATGGCGATCTTTGCGCCTTCGACAACTCCTTTCGGGATGTCCATGCCTGACTCGGCCGCGAGCTTTACCTGTTTCATGAGCCAGTCGTTGAGCTTCATTCGTTCAAGGTTGAACAACTCTGCGCTGGCTTCGCGCGCGCGCACGGAGCGCGAGAGAAACTCCGGGTGTCTGTCTTTCCAAGCTCTGATCGTCGAAGCATCGGGCATCCCCTTCTTCTTTGCGATCTCACGTTCAGAAAGACCTGAATCGATCATCTCAATGATCTTGTCGGCCGTTAGCTTGCTGTATTTCGTTGGACGCCCCACCTTTTTGGGCGCCTTGGCAGATTTTGTGGCTGTCATGGTCTTCCTCAAAAAGAGTAAGGAACAAAAAAACCGCCCGTAGGCGGCTTATGCAATTTGGAGCGGGTAGCGAGACTCGAACTCGCATCATCAGCTTGGAAGGCTGAGGTAATGCCCTTATACGATACCTGCGAAAAACCCCGCCGAGACAGCGTCCTGACGGGGTTCTGAATATTGACTTACATTTTCTCCAGGCATGACTCGGGAGCCCCATCGGCTCCCTCCTCAGCATTACCTGGTGATCAAATTGTGTTAGGACAATACTAACACCAATTTTTTGTGTGTCAAGAATATTTTTGGATTTTAATCTGATGCAGAGAGTCGTTTGCTCGCGTGTTGCTCAAGCCTGTTGAAGAGCATGTACTTAGCGAGCTCCAACAGCTGATCGTAATCCTTTACTCCAATATGAAGCTGCTTGCAGGCAATGCGCTTGAGCATGTTTGGGTAGCAGTAATGTGCCACCACAACCCACTTTGCACAATGGTAACGATGCGGGCTTTCCGGCAACGACTGCCATGCACGATTGACCTTAACTGCATCAATCGGATCGAGAGGTGGAATTACCTCCTTAGGCTCCTCGTACTTCATGTCTTGCGGGTCTTTTTTACCGTATTTCTGCATCATGCGCCACAAGAAGCTTGACCCCGAGAGTTTTCGATCGGCAGCCCATCGACCCCAGTTGTGGAGTCGTTCATTGAGAATATCTTCATCACTTTTCGAAAGCATCGGTGTCTCCTAGTACGACGGATTTTTCAACGTATTCAAAACTCTTTCCTCGGCATCGATGCCCAAGTTTGATTGCCTGAAAAATCATTCCGGGTGAAACATTTAAGCTCCGTGCCGCACTTTTGACGTCCTCCCCTGATTGAAATCAGAGGATTCCTTCGGAGTTGCTTACGCAACTCCAAGAGGTTGGTTCTCGCTGTTGGCGCCGGAGTTTCGTGCAAAAGGCACGCTGGCTCCAGCG